CCCTAGTTTTAATGTATATACTTTAGGACTCTCAGAGCCTTATGATGATAGAGGTCGATTACATTTTCCTTATATATCTAGGAGCAATTATAGAGGTGTTAATTCAGGTGATAGTTATGGGACTATATGTTATGGTGATGATTCTACTGATATAAATAACGCATTACGACGATTTGAATTACCAGCATATGGTTTATTATTAATGAATTGGATGAATAGATATACTCAAAATACTAATCCATATAATAATATTAAACAATCATATCATGGTGAGCCTAAATGGTTAACTGAAAGCTATAGAACTATATTTGGTACAAATAGTTGGGGTGATTGTAATTATAGACCGTCTGGTCATGCAGATTATTGTGATACTGAAGAATGTGCATTAAGACATCAATGTGAGATATATAGACAAGCTCATCCAGAACCAATAACACCAGAGCAAGCTGAACAATTAACGCTGCAATGGGCTACTAGAATGGGTGGAGTTGGAGCTAATGCAGCACCTACTATAACACATTTAGTTAATAATGAAGGTCAACCAACATCAACAACAACAGATCTTGATAGAAATCCTACACACTCGTGGATACAAACAGAAGAAGCACGTATCAATGCTGAAATGGATGAAGCAGATCTTGAAGAACTTAGACAAAATATTAACGAACGAAATGAGGGGGAATAATGGCTAGAAAAGAGAATACTGATGGACATATATTTATGTCAAGCATTACAAATGGAATAGATATAGAAACTAGAAAAAAGTTTCGTAAATATTGCAAAACTCAAGAAAGAAATATGGCACAGCAAATAAGGTATTACATAAGAAAATGTGTTTCTCCAAATGAAGGAGAGGTAATAGATGGCTAAAGATACAATAGAAATACCATTTACTGCTTTTGAAAAGTTAGTAGAATCATTTGGTGAAGAATTATTCAGAAGAAGCCCTGATGCAGATAGAGCAACTGAGCCTCTTGATATGCCTTTTCTTGATTATATGGTAGAATTAAAATCTAAACACAAAAAGGAGGAATAATGGTAGATGATTTAGCAAAAGTATTAGATATGTATTTAGATGTTGAACAAAAACATTATGAAGAAGAACCTTCAGATGATCATATATTTCATTCTCTATTAAACTTATCTATTTGGGTAAAACAAAATCATACAATGAAGGAGGAATAATGTTAAAATTAAGTGATATTCAAAATATAAGAGAAGATCTAGAAATGGGGTGGCATGTATGGGGACTGATAAAGGAATTGGTTGCAGAAAAGGAATCTCGATTAGATTCTTCTGTTAGGAGACTAAAACGAATAGAAGGAACTATGACTACTAACCTATTAAAGAAGCAACAAGAAAAACGTAAAACTATCAAGCGTAAGGGGGCTAAATAATGGAAGTTTATATCGATAAAGAATGTTGGGATAAGATAATAAATTATGCCAAAGCTGCTTAT